GGTGGTTACGGTGATATGTGTTCAGTCGTACACGATCTTGGTTTTACTGGTAAGTATACGATCTATGATTTTCCTGAAGTGCAGACGATTCAAGACTATTATCTGAAGAAGCAAGACATCAATGCTAACTTCGTTTCAGATCCTGCTGATCTTGAACCCGCTGATTTGGTCATCGCTACTTGGTCGTTGAGTGAAATTCCTATCGATTTTCGTGATACTATCATGGAGAAGATCGTCAGCTCAGAGAAGTGGTTAGTCATGTATCAGGCTAAGATCTTTGGTACGATCGATAATACAGACTACTTTAAGAAGTGGTTCGCTGATCGCAATCCAGTATTCATGAAGCATAATGAAACTGCTGCTGACGGTGAAAATACATATATGGTGATCAAATAATGTTAAAGATTGGTTTTACTTGTAGTGCATTCGATCTGTTTCATGCAGGTCATGTCGAGATGCTACGCGAATGTAAAAATCAATGTGATTACTTGATCGTTGGATTGCAATCAGATCCGACGATCGATCGCCCAGAAAAGAACAAGCCAGTTCAATCTCTCTATGAACGCTATGTTCAACTGCGTGCATGTAGGTATGTTGATGAGATTATTGTTTATGATACAGAACACGATCTTATTAACCTATTAGGCATTGAACCGATCACACATCGTTTTGTTGGTGTTGAATATAAAAATACATACATTACAGGACAAGATGTTTGTGAACAGCGCAATATAGAAATCATATATAATAGTAGACATCACATGTATAGTAGTAGTGAATTGAGGAGTCGTTTGGTATGAGTTTTAGTGATTTATATTTCAATGAAGTAATTGACATCGCATCATCTATAAATACAGAGAAAGTAGAAACTCTTGCTAATACACTCGCAAATACTAGAGATGTCAGCGAAGGTCGTGTCTTCATTCTGGGAGTTGGCGGCAGTGCAGGCAATGCCTCACACATGGTTAATGACCTCAGAAAACTCTGCGCTATCGAAGCTTACGCACCAACAGATAATGTTTCAGAGTTGTCTGCTCGAACAAATGATGAAGGTTTTGACACCGTATTTGAAGAGTATCTCCGAATCAGCAAACTCAACTACAAAGACACCATCTTCATTCTATCCGTCGGCGGAGGTGATGAAGACCGTAATGTGTCAGTAGGTCTAATCAAAGCTATCAAGTATGCTCGTTCTAAGGATGCTAGCATCGTTGGTATCGTAGGCAAGTCAGATGGCTATACAGCAAACAATGCTGACGTATGTGTCGTAGTTCCACCCATCGAACCAAAGCGTGTAACACCTCACTCAGAAGCATTCCAAGCAGTGGTATGGCATTGCTTAGTTTCTCATCCTAAACTTCAAATTCATCAGACAAAATGGTAAGACGAGCTGTCTTTTTTGATAGAGATGGTGTATTAAATTATTTGGTAAATCACGACGGTGTGATGACTGCGCCGTGGAGTTTTGACGAATTTGAATTTATGACTGGCGTAGAAGAAGCTGTCAATCTAATACGTAAACTCGATTACCTAACTTTTGTAGTCACCAATCAACCAGACGTATTAGACGATAAACTTAATTCTATGGATCTAAAAATGATGATGCTGATGTGTATAAAACACTTAGGTATCGATGACGGTCTGGTTGCTTATGAACGTGGTTCTGCTTGGTATAAACCAAACAATGGCATGATAGAAACGTTAATAAAAAGCTACAAGATCGATCGGGGAAGTAGCTATATAATAGGTGATCGATGGAAAGACATCGTAGCCGGTCACAAGAGCAAACTCAATACGATATACGTAGGCGAAGTTCCCTACCAATCTCCAGAAAAATATCAACACATTCAACCAGATTACATAGCAGACAATACGTTGCATGCGTGTACTCTTATATCGGAGCTGACAAGAGATGATTAAATTATATGCAGATGGCGCAGCGATGGAAGGTATCATCGAAGCCGCGAAAGATCCAGAAATTACTGGATTTACGACTAACCCTACATTAATGCGTCAAGCTGGTGTGACTGACTACGCTCAATTTGCACAGGACGTTATCAAGTATCTCGCTGTTCAACGACCCGACACTTGTTTGTCTCTTGAAGTTTTTGCAGATACACCAGACGAGATCATTCGTCAAGCTCGTATCATCAGTGACTGGGGTGATTCAGCCGCTTATCCAGTATACGTAAAGATTCCTGTCATGTATACGAACGGTGAGTCGACAAAAGATATTATCAAGCAACTGAGCGATGAGGGTATCAAGCTCAACATCACTGCAGTGTTTACTGTAGAACAAGCACAAGAAGTTTTAGAAAATCTTAATCGTAAGACGCCTTCGATCGTTTCTATTTTTGCTGGTCGTATTGCAGATGCTGGCGAAGATCCAGAATCGATCGTTAGTTCTATACTTTTACAGTATTCTTTCTACTCAGATGAAGACGATAAGGTAGAGTTCTTATGGGCTTCTTCTCGTGAAGCTTATAACTACAAGCATGCAGAATGGTCGGGTTGTGACATCATCACTATGACACCAGACTTGATCAAGAAAGTCAAAGGATTTGGTAAAGACTTGACTCAGTTCTCTCGTGAGACCTGTCAGATGTTCTATGACGATGCTGTGAAGAGCGGGTTTAAACTATGAGTGCATTTGAAGAAAATGAAATCTCCGTCAATGCTAATGGCGGAACTGAAATTGCTAAGCGTAAGCTAGCTGAAATTATTGATCCTGCATTACTTGAAAACTTTCAGATCGTTAGTTCACGTGCTCGTGATCTGGATCCTACTAAGATCAGAATCTTTTGGGCACATGATCTTGCTGAAGATCCAGAGTCTGTTAAGTTTCGTGATCAAACTTTTAAAGACAGCTGGCATAAGTTCGTCTTTATCTCTAATTGGCAGTATCAGCGTTATCAGTTGATGCATAATATCGAATACGATAATAAGTCGATCGTACTAGAATCTGGTATCGAACCAGCAACAGATACAGTCTTTGATCTTAAGAAGTCAGACGACGGTAAGATTCACATCGTCTATACATCTACGCCTCAGCGTGGATTAGAACTTTTGATTCCTGTATTTGAAAAGCTTTGTGAAATCCACAACGACATCCATCTCGACGTGTTCTCTTCGTTTAAGATCTATGGTTGGGATGAAATGGATAAGCAGTTCGAACCCTTATATGATAAGGTACGTAGTCATCCAAACATGACTTACTACGGCTTCGTACCAAATAAAGAGCTAAAAGATCATCTGAACAAGTCACACATCTTTGCTTATCCATCGATCTGGATCGAGACTTCATGTCGTGCTATGTTAGAATCTATGTCAGCAGGATTAGTATGTGTGCATCCTAACTTCGGTGCATTAGCAGAAACTTCTGGTGGTCTGAATATCATGTATCAGGGTGATAACGATAAAAATAAACATGCTAATATCTTTATCAATCACCTCAACTCTGCTATTAACTTCGTAAGAAACGGTGATCATCAGCCGATGATTCATTTTAATAAAACTTTTGTTGATTCAAGATATAACATCGAACGTATTAAGAATCAATGGGAAATGATGCTACGTGAATTGCTAAATCAATATCCAGATGAAGCATCACGTGCAATTCCAAAGCCTCAATTTGTTTATAGGACTGCTTAATGATCGTCTCTAAGACACCACTTCGTATTTCATTCTTTAGCGGTGGTAGTGATATGCCATCGTTCTATGAAAAAGACAGGGGCGCTGCGTTGTCGGTAACGATCGACAAATACATCTATGTGATGCTTCATAAGACTCCACATCTCGGTATTAAGGTCATGTATGATACGATCGAAGAATTCCCAGATGTGGAGCAAATGCAGCATGCTATCACGCGTGAGAGCTTCAAACACTTTGGAATCGAGAAAGAAGTAACTGTAGCATCGATCGCTGATATTCTTGCTAAGGGCTCGGGACTAGGTTCTTCGTCTGCATTTACGTTGGGTCTCGTAAACGTACTAGCACATCAAAATAAGTTCGAGAGTCTTGTATCGAGAGAGTATCTCGCACAGACTGCTTATTACATCGAACGTGAGTTGTGTGGGTATCCTGTAGGCAAGCAAGATCAGTATGCATCAGCTTACGGTGGTATGAACTTATTCGAATTCAATAAAGACGATACAGTCGACATTCGTCCGATGACATATAATCGTAATACATGGACAGATCTTGAAGATAGATTATTGTTAGTCTATTCTGGTAGAGGTCGTAATGCCAACTCTATCTTGCAGAAACAGTCAGCTGCAATGAGCGACGAGACTAAGTTCAATCTCGTCAAGGCATCAAGAGACAAAGCTTATGTAGGTGCACGATACATCAAAGAAAATAGACTTGACGACTTTGGTGCATTACTACACGAAGCATGGATGGATAAGAAAGCCGTAGAGACTTCTATCACCAACGAGTACTTCGATAGTGTATATAACAGAGCGATCGAAGCCGGTGCATTGGGTGGCAAGTTGCTTGGTGCCGGCGGCGGTGGATTCTTCTTATTCTATGTAGATCTTTCAAAACGTCAGAGAGTCATTGACGTGATTACAGACGGCACAGAATGCAAGATCTATGATTTTAAGTTTACAGAGTATGGTAGCCGCTTGGCAACTCACTGTTAATAAATATATGTACATCCTCAACGGAGATGGTATAATTACATGATGCCAGCAAATAACGTTATCGTATTTCCTAGCAAGAACAAACAACTAGTCAACGCACCTACTACTGATGCCGAGATTGCTTTGAACGTAAACCAGATCAGATATAATCATATCAATGAGACTCTTGGTGCAATCGTTCCTATCATATTTGGCAACATTGAGTTAGCAGGATTTGACTTTTTAGTAGATGAGGGTGAAGTAGATCCTAATCTTAAAGACGGTGCACTCTTGGTAGAAAGCTTGAGATCTATGTTATGTAAGTACTACAATATAGAACATCCTCTCCAAGAAGTAGCCGAAGAGTTGTTTGTAGAGCAAGAAGACGGTTCGTTTGAGTTGGCTGAATCATTGATGATTGAGTTTGAACAGAAAGGAAACGGACAAGTTCCGTAACATTATGATTATTGTTGACCTTAATCAAGTCGTGCTTTCTAATCTGATGGTGTCACTAGGAAATCACACCAATGCACAGATAGAAGAAAACATGGTGCGACACATGGTACTAAACGCTTTGCGTATGTACAAAGTGAAGTTTTCACCGGATTACGGTGATATGGTCATCGCTTGTGACAACACCAACGTGTGGCGTAAGAAAGAGTTTCCTTACTACAAAGCCAATCGTAAGAAGAACCAAGAGACTTCAGAACTCGATTGGAAAAGCATCTTCGAGTGTCTCAACAAGATTCGCCAAGAACTTAAAGACTATCTGCCCTATCGTGTCATCGACGTAGAGTCAGCAGAAGCAGACGATGTCATCGCTACTCTCGTTAAGCATAAACACGAAGAGCAAAACATCTTGATCTTGTCTGGCGATAAAGACTTCATTCAGCTTCATAAGTATGACGGCGTACAGCAGTACGATCCGGTACGTAAGCGTAAGATCTCTCATGACAATCCGCAACGTTATCTCATCGAACATATCTTGAAGGGCGATTCGGGCGACGGCATTCCTAACGTGTTGTCACCAGATAACTGCTTTGTGATTGGTGAACGTCAGAAGCCTATGACTGCTAAGAAGATCGCACACTATCTTACTATTGATCCTAATGAGATCGACGATCCTATCGTTCAACGCAACTATTTTCGTAATAAGATGTTGATCGATCTAGAATCTGTGCCATCATATATAGCTGATAAGGTGTTAGAACAATACGAAGCTCAGAGCGGACGTGATCGCTCAAAGATGATGAACTATTTTATTGCTAACAAATTGAAAAATCTAATGGAAAATCTAGCGGAGTTTTAAATGGGAATGGTAGTAGGTGTAGCAGAGTTTTTAGAGAACGTCTCTAAGCTCAAGAAGCGTGAAGAAAAAGTTGCGGCTTTAAGACACAACGACAGCGTCGTATTGCGTATGATAATGCAGGGTGCATTTGATCCTAATGTCAAGTGGGCTTTGCCACCGGGTGTTCCACCATATACACCTAACACTCTCGTCGATCAAGAACACGTGTTCATTCGCGAGTCGCGTAAGATCCCATACTTTATCGAGGGTATGCATCCGAATCTCAAACAAATCAAGCGTGAATCTTTATTCATCGAACTTTTAGAACAAGTATCACCTAAAGATGCATTGTTACTATGTTCAATCAAAGATAAGAAATTACCAGTCAAGGGTATCACAAAAGACATCGTTTTAGAGGCACTACCGGGACTTTTCAAAGATGAGCAAACAAACGTATAAGTCAATGCGTAAATACGAGTATGATGACTATTATGAAGAAGATACTCGAAACAAAAAGAACAAGAGAGAAGAACGCCGCTTGCAAAGGGCACTTCGAACTAAAAATATCAAAGAATTGGTAGAAGAAGATGCCTACTTACAAATTCAAAAACAATGAAACTGGTGAAGAGTTTGAGGATTTCATGACAATCTCTCAGCTCGATGTTTATCTTGAGGAAAACAAACATATCACGCAACTAATTCATGGTGCTCCTCTCATCCATTCGGGGAGAGGCTTACAAAAACCCGATGCTAGCTTTAGAGATCTGCTAAAGCATATCAAAAAAGGCAACTCAAAGGGAATCACAAAAAGCACCATCAACACAATGTAAAGAGAAAAGATGCAACAGAACAATGTAAGGTTAACAAGAAAACAAAAACGTATCTTACAGCAAAAGGGAATAGTTCCAGATCAACAAGTTAATAAATTAAACTTCAGATTAAAGCACGTCGAACCGTTGACAAAAAATCAACGAATAACTTTTGA